TGAGTTATCTGCTACAAACAGCACTTGCGACATTCGTGTTGTATTTGAAAAGTGCCGTGAGCATTTGCCTGATTTTCAGTTTCACGAATTGAGTGATATTTATACACTTTGCAGTGTTTTCTCAGCACTCTCAGAGTTTATAAAGATAGTGTCTTCCACAGCTCGCAGGCGGGCTTTGCAGCAGATGCTAACACAGGCAGCTCACGACATTGGTGCTGCTGACATTGAGACGGCTGAACTGGTGGCGAGTGTTGCCATGCAGGCTGAGGAAATTGGCAGGAAAATGAGTCCGCCAAAACAGATGGACACGAAATCCATGCTCATTGACGCGATTGGTCGCTATGAGCGCGGGCAGGACAAATCAAATATTATCAAGACAGGATACCCAAATCTGGACAACATCACGCCAATCCGTGCAGGTGACTTCCTTGTCATCGGCGGAGAAACCAAAGCTGGCAAGACCATGCTGGCACTTAACATCATCGCAAATCTAATTATTGAAAATGAACCTAGTAAATCTGACAGCACACACAATTAACGTACAGGGACTGCAGCCCATTGAAACTAGTGGCTACATTGCTCGGGTGCATACCAACCTGCATCAAGACGGAGAGGTCAACGGAGTGCCTATCTTTGTGCGCTCTGGTGAGACTGTGGTGAACCTGCCACAGCCAAAGGAGGGTGTCATGTTTATTGTTACCAGCTACGTCCGTGAGGCCTTGCCTGAGCGCAAGGATCTCCTGAGTCCCGCCAAGTTTACCCGCGACAAGAACGGCACAGTCATCGGTTGTGCAGCTTTTGAGATCAACAAATGAAATACATTGACGTTGGCTTCATTGGCCTTGCTGGTTCCGGCAAGGATACGGCTGCGCAAGTTTTGACTGGTGGAGGATGGCGCAGGGCAGCATTTGCAGACAAATTAAAATCGCTCGCATTTGCCTTTGGATGGGATGGGTACAAAGACGAGCGGGGGCGCAGGCTGCTGCAAGACCTGGGCATGGCAGCCAGAGCGTACAACCCTAACTTCTGGATTGACGAGGCAGATCGTGGAATCCAGATCTTCCCAAAGTTGCCTCGCGTCTGGACAGATGTTCGCTTCCAAAACGAAGCTGACTTTGTGCGGGGGCGCGGCGGGATCATCATCCGGATTAAGCGGCCAGAACAAATTTCTTCAGATCAGCATGAATCAGAGCTAAACCAGTTTGATATTCGTGCCGATTATGAGGTGGTCAACGGAGGCACCATTGAAGACCTCCATGCTAAAATACTAGAAATACTGAAATGAGAACTGAAATCGTAAACAACTTATCCTTCGAGAATTACAGAGCATCTGAAGGCTTGAGCAAGCACGCGCTAGATACCTTTGCTGTGGCTCCAGCCATGTACCTGCACAAGCAAGCCAACCCCACCTCGCCCTCACGAGCGATGGTGATGGGCACTCTCATCCATGCTGCGGCACTTGAGGGTGAAATCCTGTACGCTGCTGGCCCAAAGGTGGATAGACGCACCAAGGCTGGAAAGGAAGAGTGGGAAAACTTCTGTATTGAGAATGCCGGTAAAGAAATCGTCACCCAGGAAGAGGCTGAAATTATTGTAGGTGTACGGAAGGCTGTACAGCCGCTGCTTGAGAGACACTGCAAAGGCAGTAAGCTTGTGGAGCAGTCCATGTACTGGGGGCGCGGAGGCGTGCAGTGCAAGGGCCGACCGGATCTCATCTGCACAATCAATGGTGAGCCTGCGATTGTGGATCTTAAGACCACTCAGGATATCACGTCCTTTGACAAAAAGTTCTACCACTTCAAGTACGACATTCAGGCTGCTTGGTATGCCCATGGAGCAGGCAAGGCTCTGGGAGTGTTCCCTGAGTTTTACTTCCTTGTCGTAGACACCGAGGCTCCCTATCTATCGCAGCTCATCCACACGAGTGACCGCGTGCTAGAACAGGCCGACATGCGTATTGACGACCTGCTAGTCAAGTACGCCCAGTGTCAGGCCACTGGCAACTTCACAGAAGGCCTTCCTGAACTTCGCTCCATATGAGGCTACATTGTGTCATCCGCCGCAGCACTGTGCTCAATGACAGCCTGAAGCTGCCCAGGCCAAAGATCGTCAATAAGGTTGTGCTGATTGGGAGCGAGGAAGAGTGTGAGCAAAAATTAGATGAAGAATTTCTAAAGCCCGAGAACAGATCAACCGAAGACATACAGGTAGACCTAATGATGCAGATCTACAAAAACCAAAAAGACAATACATCCTACAGACCACACAAATGAACTGGACACGAACCTACAAATGTACGGCGGATTTTCTTCCGTTTCGTGCATGGCTTATCAACGCCGAGTCGCCATGCACTGCTAGGCTGGCACTGGCAAAGATGCTGGGGATACCGTACGAGCAGACGGAGGCGCAGGCAAATTGAACACACAGAATTGAACATGAATACACAAACTGACATAATAATATCGGCATTACGGATTTTGGTTAATGACATACAGTCGCCAGATGGCGTTCCAAATGCCTGTGTGGCTCAAGCCGCCGACAGGCTGGAGGAGTTGCAACAAAAATGCAATATGCACTACGAGACGATCTGCGATCTTACCAAACAACGCAATCAGGCTCGCGAAAAGCTGGAGGTGGCGTTATATCAACTCAAAGAAGCCCGGTCTTCAGCAAATCAACGGAAAGTTGATGCGGAGACTTTTGTGGAACAACGCAACGAAGCACGCGCTGATGTCGAGAGGTTGTGTGCGCTTAATGGTCGGCTGCAAGAGGAGAACCGGGAAGTGAATGCAGCTAATGCGCCACATATCCGCCCCGAACCCTCGCGGCTTGAGATTGCGGCGCGGTTGATGGCAGCAAATCTGAGTAGGGAGACAGAGCAATGGGAAACTGTAGAAGAGGTAGTCTGGGCAGTTGAACAGGCAGACGCACTCATCGCAGCAGCAGCAAAGGAGGGAAAATGACCGACGAACAAATAAACGCGGCGATTGCTCGGGCGCTAAACGCTGACGAGCACTGGATGATTCAGAAGAACTACTGCGCCGACCTCAACGCGATGCATGAGGCGGAGAAGATGCTGACTGATACCAACATGTTTGTCATGGCCCACCACATTGAGCGGTTGGTTTCCGCGAAGGGACAGCATTACTTCCACGCCACCGCTCGCCAACGCGCAGAGGCATTCCTCAAGACGCTCGGCAAATGAGCTTCCCGTCACAACTACAGGCGCACGTCTTCTGGCTGCACGCCAGCGGTATGAGTGCGCGTCAGATAGGCGAGGCGTTAGGCTGCACCCCACAGGCAGCACAGAATGCGTTGGACTCAGCACGCAAGAAAGCTGCAAAAATTGGGCTAACCTACAAAATAGAGCTAAAGGAAAATCCGCCAACGCCCGAAATAGAGAGTGGCATGGGTGTAGCAATGCGCCTTGCCAGAGAAGCTAAACTGATATGAACAAGGGAATCCTAATCTGCTCGCTTGAGATGCCTGCTCCGCAGGTCATCGACAGGCTTGTAGCCCGCTTGGGGCGTGTATGTATGCGCAGCCTTGAGGAGGGTGTAAAGACCTCTCATGACATCAATGGAGTGATGATGGCTACCCAAGCCATCTCAAAAGCAAATGTAATAATCAGAGATGATTTGCACAATATTGCCTCCATTTCAGCCACAGCACGAGCCATGGCTAAGTCTGCAATCGGACTCGGAGTCCTGTTTGTGGACTACATCCAGCTTGTGCGCTGCGACCTCGGGAAAGACTTCTCACGGGAGCGTGAGGTTGCTGAGGTCAGTAGAACACTGCGTCTCCTTGCCATGGAGTTGAAGTGCCTAGTTATAGGCATCACTCAGCTCAATGAGCAGGGCAAGGCCAGAGAAAGCCGTGCAATCGGCCAGGACGCAACGTGCGTCATGGTTGTAAAGCACGACGAAGATGATCCGGAGGTCAGGACTGTGACGATACCCATCCAGAGGTCAGGGCCATGCGGGGTGAAGACAGAGCTAAAATTCAACGGAAGAACTGCAACATTCTCACAATGAAAATACAAAACTGCATCATTTGTGATGCGCTCGTGCCTGAGCTAGAGTGTCAGATAGACAGGGCAAATTGGAAATTGGAAAAGGCCATGAAACTGCTGTCAGTGGCCATAGACGAAGGAAGGACATGGAGCCAGCAAGA